TAAGACCATCCATGACCTGTCCAAGAAGCACCCCGGCTATACCGCTGAGGCTACCGAAGCTAAGGCAGCAGAGACCAAGGGCCCCTATACCTGCGAGTGGTACCGTGACAACCATGGCGAACTGTGCAAGGGCTGCGGGTTCAAAGGCACCTCCCCCATTAGTCTTGGTAAGTACGTGGAGGAAGCCGAAGTCGTTGATGGCATGTACCTGATTGAGAAGCCTGAGGACAGCGGGTCTCCGTCCGTTATGCTGAAGGTACCTGAGTATCCCTTTCCATACTTTCGTGGTATCAACGGCGGGGTGTTCAAGCGGGATACTGATGCCAATGGCGATACCAAAGAGATTGAAATCTACAGGCAGGACCTGTACATAACCGAGAGGTTCTTTGACTCTGACGAGCATGGCAACGGGGATGGCGAGATGATCGGTATCAACCTGCACCTGCCGCATGATGGGGTACGCCGGTTCTTCACTTCTACCCAAGATGTTTTCACCACTGACAAGCTACGGGGCCTTCTCGTCAAAAACGGGGTGGTGGCCTACGGCAAAACTATTGACGCAATCATGGCTTATTTCGCATCATCCATTCGCAAATTGCAGAGTCAAGTCGCTGCCAACAAGACCCGAAACCAAATGGGCTGGACCCCCGACAACCAAGGGTTTGTAGTTGGGGAGCTGGAGTACACGCCCACGGGCACCAAGCTCGCACCCCCCGCTAGTGGTACACGTCAACTGGCCTCGTTCTTCAAACCTACGGGCACCCTAGAGGCATGGAAAAGCATGGCCAACTTCTACAACCGACCGGGCCTTGAGGTGCACGCACTGACGTTGTTCTGCGGCTTTGGCTCACCCCTGCTGAGATTTATTGGCGGGAGCACGGTCAAGGGTGCGCTGGTGCACTTGAAGTCAAACGGCTCAGGCTCCGGCAAGAGCACGGCACAGATGATGGTCAACTCCATCTTCGGGCATCCTGACAAGCTGCTGAACAAGCAGGACGATACCTACGCAGCCAAGATACACATGCTGGGCATGATGAACAACATCGCCAACACCATTGACGAGATTACCAACGAGACTGCTGAGAACCTGTCGGCACTGGCTTATGGGGTGACCAATGGGCGCGGTAAGAACCGGATGAACTCGCAGACCAACACGCTGCGCATAAACTTCACAACATGGTGCGGCATAACTATTACTTCAGCCAATGCGTCTTTGGTGGACAAGCTCATGCAGCTCAAGGCAACCTCCAACGGAGAGCTGAGCCGTACCATAGAGATGCTGGTACCCCGCTACACTGGCGCTAGCAAGGCAGAGATTGATGCAGTGTTCAGCCAGCTAGAGCACAACTTTGGCGTGGCAGGCCCGGTCTTCATTGACTACGTAGTTAAGAACCAAGAGAAGGTGCTTGACCTGTGCCTCAAGATGCAGAGCCGTATTGACGCCGACTTGAACCTCAATGCCTCGGACCGGTTCTATTCATGCTGGGGGGCTATAGTCATGGCAGCAGCGCTCATCACACAGAAGCTAGGGTTGCATGAGATTGATATACCCCGCATCTACCGGTTCTTGCTCAGCGTGATTACCGATAACCGTATCAACATCCAGCAGACTAGCAACGACGCTGACGTGGTGGCACAGGAAACGCTAGCTGCCTACGTGAATGAGAACGTGCGTAACGCACTGGTGGCCAACAGCGTCAGCAAGAGCGGGGCTCCAGAGTTACCCAGCTTGACTCCGACCGGTCCGCTGCGGTTGCGCTACTACCCTGACATTCAAGAGATGGCCATACCGTCCGGCGAGTTCCGCAAGTTCTTCGCATCGCGGCAGGTGGACGTAAAGGATGCGCTGGTCCGACTGCATGCAGCCAAGTTCATGAAGTATGACGGCAAGTCTCACCCCCTGCGTATCGGTGCTGGGGCGCTGGGCGGCATGGCCGGTATCCTCACCCGCTGCTATGTGTTTGACGCTAAGGCACTGGGCATAGATGCCACGCAGTTCGCCCCCACCGGCCCCTGAGATACCTGAGGTGTTCACCCTTTACGGGGTGGACTACTTTCTCGACTGGCGCAAGCTGGAGCCGGGCAACTCGTTCTTCATACCGACGACCGCCACACCCAAGCAAGTCAAGGACATACTGAAAGAAGTTTACAAAGACTTGCCCTACGCATTTGAGATACACGCCCGCTGTGAGTACGGGCGGTATGGCGTCAGGGTTTGGCGGGTGTATTAAACATCCGGTTGGCTTCTAGCTTGGCGGCTCGCACCCAGCTCACCATGTCGGTCTCGTAAGGCAGCAGGCTATCCATTTCTTTTTCCCGCTCTGCCTTACTCATGGTAGCTTCCGCATCGGGGCCGTTGAGCCACTTGCGGTACTTACGCACTTGAGCCAACTGCAACAGCGTATGTGTGACAGTACTGGCCAATGCCAGCTCCTCTTGGTGCTCTTGGTAGAACGCCTCTGCCTTGACTATGTCGGTGGCGGCAATGTCGGTGAGCGTTTTCTGAATCGGTATGACCTTGGCACGCAGGTCGTAGAACTCGTCCTTGGGGTTAGTCATCTGCGACTTGTCGTACATGAACCCGCTCAGGCCCATCCACTTACTCATGGGGCGGTCGATAGCTTCGGGGTGCAGCATGGCATCGGTCAGCATGATAACGGACGCGGCACTGGTGCCGAAGTAGCCCTTCAGCGCGTTGTCGATCTTGATGGGAGAAATCTCCACACCGTTCCCTGCCAAGTACTCAGCAACAGACTTGGCCAGCTCAGACGTACCCTTGCTTACGCGCTCGCTTGGCAATATGCCTTGCTGGTACGTGCCCTCCAGTGGGCGTCCGGTTAGCGTTGAATAGTTAAACAAGTTCTCGACCACTGGGCGAATCGCGGTGGGGATGACATTGATGCGGCCCACGTATTGCTCGCGTGCGTACTGCAGCGTACTCAGCACCATCTCAGAGGCCAGTTGCTCCTCCGGGGTACCCTGACGGCGGTAGTAGCCTATGGCGTTTTCAATAGCCACCTTGACCACGGCAATATCACCCCGGATAGCGATCTTGACGCCATCTCCAAGAATCCAGTTGTTGTCCCGAGTACGGCGGTCCAGCTTTTCATACTCATCGTCACCGGCCTTGGCCATGGCATAGGCTAGCGCAGCACCCGCATACACTGCTACGTGCTTCAGGAACATCTTTCGGGCTTCCATTTTCTGCAGTCCTGAGGCGTTGTCTACCCCCGTAGCTGCGCGGTACAGCAGGTCCATACCCTGTGCAGTAGCATTTAAGAACGGCACGGTCATGATAAGGTCTTGCATTGTTCCGCTGGTGCCGCGACGGTGAAAGTTAATCAACTCACGCGCCCGGGTGTTGGCCAGCAGCTTGTCGCCTAGAGGGTATGCAGTGGACTTAGTTTGTTCCAGCGTAAAGTCGTACACAGCCTTACGCACTGCTATGTCCGAGGCTTGGGTTATGCGTTCCAACCGGTTCACTATGGCGCTCAGCTTCGAGCGCTTGCGCAGGCCAAGGTCATACAGGATGTTGGTAGCAGGAGTAGGGGCGGTAAAGTCCACAGCTCCAGCCAAACCGGTACGGCCAAACTCACGCTCAATGTCGTGCAGCCTAGAGTCCTGACCAGTCAGGTCAGAGCTAAGCCCTTTGATCTCGTGCCATGATAGCTTGGCAAAGTTTCCGAGCACTGCCATGGTAAACGGCAGGGGGTCACGCACCCCAGAGGTAAGCAACGCACCCTGCACGTCCTGCACAACCTGACTCAAAGCAAACGCGGGATTAGCGGTAACTAGCAGGCGTAGGGTTTTGGAGAACCGGCTCATGAACCGGACGTAGCTTGGGATGATGCGGGGCTCGTCGGCAAACGCCGCTTGGTCATATTTTGTAGGTACAGAAAAGTTTTTGGGGAACCCGTCTCTGTACACCATTATGGAGTAGCCAGTGGGGCTCTTCTCAGTGTCTCCCAAGGGCGTGGCCAGCTTCACGCTGCTCATGGCTAGCATCAGCTCGGTGTTGGCGTTCTGCTTGGCGAACTGCTGCACCATCCACCCCATTGTCTTAAAGTAGTTGTCAAACACGTTGCCCACAGGGCGCTCTTCCGAACCAATAAGCTCTGGTAGCTTGCCTAGCTGGGACACACCCCGACCCGTCATGCGCTTGCGGCTTGTAAACTTCTGGTCAAACTCTCCGCTCTGTATCCGATCAAACGGTACGTAGTTGAGTGCCTCACGGTAGAACTGGGCATCCTCTGCTGTCAACCGGCCCGAGGCCTCAAGCTGATTAACCAAGGCGATACGCGGCTCGTCCATGATGCGGGACATCTCTTGCAGTTCTGGGCTGGCGTTGTACGCGGCCACTGCCTCAGCAATACGCACGGTGTCGATCTGCTTGTTGGCAGTCCTCCAGTGAATGAGCACATCGGCCTTGGTTTTTACCAGCGCGTCTAGGCGCATGCCCTCCAAAATAATACTGGCTTGGGCGTAGGCAGTCTCAAAGTCCAGCCCGTTCTGTTTGGCCCACTTCTGCAGTACCGTGTACACCTCGGTTGGAGCGGTCTTTGCTTTGTACGTTTCAAGCAGGCCAGCGGTTCCAATGCGGATACCCCCCTCCTCAAAGAATATAGGCAGCATCTTGGCAGCGTCTTCCGCTTGCCGTGCGATCACGGTAGCGTTTACCTTACCAGCGGCGTCCCGTACAGCCCCGTCGTACAGAACGGCTAGGCGCTGCGCAACTGCCGCATACTTATCTACCACCTGCGTACGCAGCTTGGTCACTACGTCGATACCCTGCATGGGGCCCATAGCCTGCAGAGCGTTGTTGGTAGCCGAAGTAATGGCTGCCTTGATACCCGTGGGCGGCGGCATCAGTTGCTTGGCCCGTTGCTCAATCGTTGGCCCCGGCGCTCCCGGTGCGGTAGCTGCGACAGGCGCAGCTTTTTTGGCCGAGGTGGCCATGGCTAGCGTGTCGGATATAGGACTTACGTAGTCCAGAGGGGACTGCTCTCGCGTAAATGGCATTGGTATTGAGAACTTTGGGTCGCGTGCATTTTCTTGCGCTTCAATACGGGTTGGCCATGTTTTTTGGTAATCAAATTTATCTGGGTCAGCTTGTTCTGACCAGCGGTAAGTACCATCTGCACGCAACTGCACGGGCATTGTCTCGAACCCAGCCGCTTTGAGGGCCGTTGCTCGATTTCTACCTTCATGCCCTTCAACTTTAAGCGTCTCACCGTCAGCAGATACGTATAGGTAAGGTATTGATGAGAACTTTGTACCGCTGCGCATAAGCGCACGTACCCCATCAGCCTTTACGGTACTGTTTTCCTCCGGGCGTAGGCCAGTAGCCAAAGCAAGGAAGTCGTCAATAGCCATCTCTATTGTTTTGTACCTAGACTTGCGCTCCGTTTCGCTAACTGCGTCCAAGGCGGCTTTGTCAAACATTCCAGCGGCGCTCGTGGCGTACTCTGGCGGAGCCGTAAATAGCGTATCCATAGCAGCGATCACGCTATCTTGCATAACTTTGGGATGCTCAACCCCGACCATTTTTAGCATGGTGCGCTTAAACCAATCCCACGCGTTTTTCATCTTCCAAGGCTTGGCCCGCAGCTGGACCTGCAAGTCCTTGTTGGTCATGGCTTCTGTGATGAACTCGGACAGGCTGTCCTGCGCAGGCTTGCTCAGCTCAATGGACTTGTCCCGCTTGGCGGCTTCCCACAAAGCATTAAGCTCGTCTACTGCAGCGGCTTGCTGAGGCGTCCAAGATTTGGGGTCTTGGCGCAGTACGTGCTCAGACGCTGCGTGCACAGATTCATGCAGCAGGGTTTCTACGTTTAGCCCGCGCTTGCTATCTAGCTGTATTAAGTTGCCGTCAGACTTAGATAGCCCCCGTACGTCTTGCCCTTCGTCACCTTTAAGGTTATCCACAATTTTGATGTCGGTGTTGCCCAGCAGTTTCGACAATCGACGAGCTACAGCAGCGTCTATGGAGCCTTGTTCTAAGCTCTTTGTTAGCGTATCTAAGGCGCGGGTCACTAGCCCCCGCTTAATATGGTCCAGCACCTCTTCAGGCAACGGGCGCTCTTCCGCGTTTTCCGTGGAGTACAGCACCCCCTTCTCACCCGCCTTCTTACGGCCCGCTGCAATATCGACCGGGTCTAGTTGACCGTCTACGATGTTCTGGGCGTACTGCCGCACGGCCATGGGGGTCAGCGGGTTCTTGGCAACCGCATCAATGTAGGCAGCAGCGCGTTGGGCCTTTACGATCTCTTCTGAGGTGTCGTACAGATTGAGCTTGGCGTCTATCTCGTCAACGGCTTCTGCATGCTCGGGTTTGAGCGGCTCATCGGGTGCTTCACGAACCGCCTTGGCGGCATCGTCCATAGTGACTTCAAGTTGTGCTTCGCGTTGGGCTTTCAGTGCGGCACTGCGTTCTTGCTTATCGGCCTCAAGCTTGAGCTCGCGCTTGGACTTCTCTTCCGCAGTTTCGCCCTCCGCAGCAGCGGTCTCGACAACCTTTGGCACTTCCGCAACGGCGGTAGCGCGGGTCTCTTCACTTACTTTAGGAGGCTTGGGAAGGGGCTTTGGCTTAGGAGCAGGAGCAGGAGCAGGAGCAGGAGCAGGAGCAGGAGCAGGAGCAGGAGCAGGAGCAGGAGCAGCTTTAGGGGTACTTAACGCATCCGCTACTTTAGCGCCAAGGACTTGTTTTTCTTTACCGCTGGAGCCTAGCCAAGTTTGCACAGCGTCAACAACGCTTTTTGGCAGCTCAGGGTGCATAGTCGCCAACTCAGCAGCAGAGTGCACATTGCTTCGGTTATCAAAGTTTTTGCCTTCAGCGTAGAAAACGGATGTACCCCTTTTGCTATTTGGGTCCCGTACAACAAGCTGAGGTTTAGCCCCAGAACTACTAAGCACAAACTGTTTGCCGCTTTGGCTAAACGTCAAGTGAGGGTCACCCGACCCAGCTTCTACATATTTAACGGGCGCTACTACCGGAGCAGGAGCAGGAGCAGGAGCAGGCGGGGCAGCACGTTGTTGACTCGTGGCTACTATTTGGGCAACAGTGTCTTGGACCGTTGCGTTTGCGGGTACGGTTACGCCCAGTTTTTGTGCGATTGCGTTGACTTTGGCTTTACTCTCCGGGGTAGCTCCTGCCTTGATGGCATCTGCTAGAACTCGCGCTACTAACGCTTCAGGGGAATTATCTAGTGTACCCGGCTGTGTTCCTTGCTGTGCATTTCCTGTGCTAACAGGTTGCTGAGGAGAAACCAATCGCTGTCCGCCAGTTTCTGCAGGTGTTCCGGTGGCGGGGGCGGTTCCTGCTGGTTGATTAATGTTTCCGGCAGGCTGAACAGGTACTCCCACGCTTGGCTTACGTCCTCGGGCTCCATTGGCTGGCTGAACTTTAGGCAACGTGGGACTCTCATTTACGTACTCCTTGGGGGCGTTGACTGCGGCTAGGCTGTTGAGGACAGCCTTAACAAACCGGTTTTTAGGTACTAGCTGCGGGTATTGTTGCGCAAAAGTTAGGACTTCCTCAGGCCGTTTACCAACTACATTGTTAGTAAGCCATTGCCGGTTAGCCTTGGAAATAGACGCTGTTGCTCCGCCCAGCCCTGCTAGGTCGGCTTCAGTGATTGGTTTGGAGGTGGGTACTTCGCCCAAGCCCATGGTCTGTTGACCAGCAGCTTCCAGTTCTTTTTGAGTGGGCGCTATGCCTGCATCCTGCAGCACTTCCGTGGTGGCGGGCAGCTCAGCTCCAATCACATCGCGCAAACCCTCCGTAGGCTGCTCGGCCTTTGGTAGTACGGGTTTACCCCTAAGGTCTTTCTCAGGGTTCAGCGCTTGGGGTACTTGAGTCTCCGGCAGCTCTCCCTGTTCGGGTATGGCTTCCATCTGCGCGCGTATAGCCTTGAGCTGACGATTGCGCACCTTGGAGTTAGGCTGTGCCTGCAAGACCTCAAGCCGTTTCTGCAGCTCCTCGTATGTCGGTTTGGCTGGGGCTTCGGGCGCAGGAGGCGCTTCAGCTACGGGTGCTGGAGGCGGAGCTACAGGTTTTGGGCCTTGAACGGTACCTACTGCACCGGCAGCTAGGGCCCCAAGTGCCGCATCACCTGCGGCTCGCCCCGCTACACCCTTGAACGTAGGTACGTCAAAGCCTTCTTTCTGCAGGGCGCGGTTCTGCGCCATCTTTTCTTGAGCGCCCTGAGCACCCTCCATCGGGGCTTCTTCCAATACGGCTTTGCCCACACGCGGCAAGAACTTAGCAGGGGCCTTCTCACCTGCACCTTTAATCAGCTGGCTTTCAACCCCGGTACGTGCGCCCACAGCGCCCAATGCAGAACCCGCAGCGATGTCTAGTGCGTTCTTGCTGTTGTACTCTTGGGCCAGAGCGGCTTGTTCTTTGGCTTTAGCTTCGGGAATACCCTTATTAACCAGCTCCTCATATACGGTGTCGTATATAGAGCCTTTGATGGACCCTGCACCCTGTGCTGCGCCGACGATGGTATTGATTACCCGTACGGTAGCAGGCAGAAGTTTGGCTATACCCCCGACCACACTGGTGGCCAAGAACGGGACTACGGAGCCCAGAGCTTGTGCGGTACCTTGTATGGGCGCGTCTTTGATGGCCCCTAGTTCAGCACCGATTTCGTTTAAGAAGCCCGTGCCCTCGGCGGCTTTAATTTTCTCTTGACGCGCTGCAATCTCTGCCTGCCGCCCGGGAGTCATCTGCTCGCCTAGGTACTTTTGACCCCTACCAAGCGCTTCGGATGCTGCGTTGCCCGCACCAAACACGTCCGTCAGGGACTTGCCCGCACCAATGACGCCTTGGCCAAAGCTTAGCGCAGTGTCCGCAGGGGAGAATCCCGCCTTAGGGACGGGGGGTGCAGGGGGCGTTGCAGGTGCCCGCTTGTGCGTATAGTTTGCCCATTGCCACGCAGTGTTTTCGTCCGGGGCATCTACTTCGTAAGTTTTGCCCTGAACATCTACCTCATACGTTGGCATAGACTACCCCTTTTTAAGTCGTACAGCTCCGGGTGGAGGAGGAGTCATTGTAGCGTTGGGTGCTGCTCCTTTGTCTCCACGAACTAAGGCGTGCTGTTCACGAGCGTTCCGTAACTGCTCATCAACATACTCCAGCTCCTTCCGATCGGCAGGGGTAAAGCTACCAGACAACTTGTTCCGTTGCGAGGTAAGCGCTTTGATGTCCGCTTCAATAGCCCGTTCGCGGTCACGCAGTTCGCTGGCTGCTTGCCTAGCTTCTGCAGACCCTGCACGAAGAGTAGCCATGCGTTCTTGCAACTTAGCAATTTCCATTGAAGCTTTTGCATGCGAATCAGCGCTGTACTTGCTGGACTCCGCTTGCTTTTGAGTACCGTATACGTTTGCTCCGACAGTGGCTTTGTTTTGCGCAGCGGTTGCAGCGGCTAGTTTGTCAGCGCCAAATTCGCTACCGGCGGTAGTTGCTCGTTTTTCTAAGGCGGCACGTTGGGCGGTATTCAGGTCTCGAATGTCCTTGAGGTTACCGCTTAAGTGCTCTCGCTCTGCAGCATCTTGCGCTTGACGCGCTTGGCTGTAAGCCATACCTGCAGCCCCCGGCACTCCAACTAGTCCAGACACCCATGCTGAAAACGCATCGCCCGCCTCTCGTTTACGTGCAGCTTCCCGAGCGGCGTCTCGTTGAGCGATGATGGCCCGCTCTTCTACCCCCATGGGCTGGTCTAAGTTGTACGCCTTAGCCAGCGTTTGCTCGTTACCGATAGCCCCCTGCAAGCTGGCTTGGGGGGTCTCAGAGGTGGAATACCTGATTAGTGCCTGCTCCAAGGGGTTTACCTCTTGCTTAGGTTGTTGGGGCTGCTCAACTTGGGGTGTTTGCGCTGGAGGCGTGGGGGCGCGTCGTGGACCGCCCATAGGTGGAGCAGGAGGGCGTTGTTCTGCAGCCGGAGGAGCTTTAGGCAATGCAGCAAGGAGCCCTTGCAAAGAGGGGCGAGGAGCGCGGTCATCCACTTCGCGTCTGGGTGCAGCGGGGGCTCCTAAGAACGGACTGCGCGGCAGCGCTTGGCCAGAAGCTTGGCGGCTTGCCATCATTTGTTGGCGCTCAGACTCCTGTTGGGCACGCGCTTCAGCGTCGGCACGCGCTGCGTCTTCGGCTTCTAAAGCAATAATTCGCTTGCGATATTCCTCAAAAGATTCGTTGGGCAACCGCGAACGCACCCTACTACCCTGAGCCTCATCTCCCGCATAACCCAAAATCCCACCATGGGCAAACTGGAAGTTGACTGGGGCGTTCATAAGCCCGCCACCTGCAGCCATGATGGGTTCTTCGGGCTGCAACTCAGGTTGTGGGGTATCCCCGGGAACTGGGGCTTTAGGTTGAGCACTTTGCTGCGCTTGCTGCGCTTGAACCTGCGCTTGCTGCGCTGCCTGCGTAGCCATAAGGCCCGCCTTCTGTTCAATCTGGTCCTTGACGGTAGGCTGCGGACCTTGGGCACCTTGAGCAGCTTGCATGTGCTGATCTGCGGTAGTGCGGCGCTGTAACTCGGCGGTAGCAATCCACGGGGCTAGCTCGACGCTTTGGCCATTTGCTGCCTGCTGCAGATACTGCATAGGCAAGGCCCGGGCTTTTTGCTGTTGCTCAATTAAATTCATGGTAGTTCCTTATTGACCAAGAGCTGTAAGGGCGTCTTTTAGACTTCTTAAGTTGTTTACATTCCCAAAGAAGTTCGCTATGTCTGAGGTGTTGATATTCTTGTTTTGCGTCGTAATCGGCAAGCCAGTAAACAACTCCTTCTGGTACTGCGCCATCTTCAGGGGGTTGTCCCGCTGCTCCTCAAACTGCTTCTTGTCCGCAGTAATACCTTCTCCGGTGATGCCCCGTTGAACTGCACCTAAATCCGCAAGGTCTTTTACCGACTTCATGCCGTAGTCTGCGCCGTATTGACGCGACTGCTCGCCAGCTTTTTGGGCCTCCATGCCCCGGCTTTGCTCAGCATTGAACTGGTCCATGGCCTTGTTGTAGGCAGTGTTGTAGCCTGTACCAATAAGGTCTTGCGACTTGTCCAGCAGGTTACGGTTTTGCTCACCCATGAGGACGGCCTGTCGAGTACCGCCGTAAGCTCCGCCTTGAGTCAGTTTAGACGCATCAGCCATGTTGTTAATTTTGGCTTGCCGTTGCAGCTCCTTCAGCTGAGGGTCAAGCGCAGCGTTTATGTACGGGTTCATGTACTTGTTGGCTGCGGTCGTATCAAATGTACCCGTAGTGAAGTTTGTGGGGGTGTACCCTGTACTAGCCAGATCGCTGGCACCCGCAAACGCTTGGTTTTGTAGGTCAGATGGCCCCGCAGTCAAAGGCCCTTTGTACGCTTGGTAGGGCGCGTTAGACGCCGCAATACCTTTGGACAACATGCCAGACACCGATGGACCCGCCCACTCGGACAAGACGTCGGTAGTTGAGGTAGACGCAGGGGTAGTAGTGGTAGTTGTACCGCCAGCATCAAACGCAATCGCGCCACCACCTGAGTAGCCTACACTGCCACCGGGCATGAACTTGTCGGGGTTGATGCGCTTGCCTTGCTCGGGGTTGCCGGTACGGGCTTTGCGAATCTTGGCCATCATGTCGTACAGGCGTTGTGCACCCGCATCGGAGTTGCCGTTGCCAAGATGAGATACAACGTCTGCAGGGATTACAAACTCGCCGTGGCTTAGCTTAGCTGCTTGCTTATTGTCAATGGTGGTGTCAAGTTTATCAGCCATGCCGTCTGTGGACCCCCGCAGGTAGTTGTTCCCCCCGTGCGCAAAGGATGCGAGTCCGCCTTCAGCCATGGTTTTGGGTTTAGCCCATGCAGGCAATGTAGCCTGAGGTACGGGAAGTGCGGCTTGCGCAGTGGTAGTGTCGGTTGTTCTTGCAGGTGCTGGTGCCATAGGGTTAACTGCTGCGGTTTTAAGTCCTTTAAGCGCCACCGCCGTTTTATCTGCCCACGGGTTAAGGGTGTCTTTTTTTCTTGTTGGTGTGTAGGCATCTGCTATACCCGTAGCCTGTGTGGTGTCCGCAGCCCCCGCTGCCGCTAGAGCGGTAGTGTCGCCTAGTTTGGCGTACTTGGGGTCGGTAAAGTAGTCCAACCCGCCCGAACCCGGACGACGGTTGGGGTCGTTAGGCATCACCTGTTGGCGCACCATGGCCAGCTCAGGAATTGGGATGTTGTAGCCTGCTTGATTAGGCGTGGAGCTGCTCCCTAGCATAGAGATACCAGCTAAGGCTGTACCGATATTGGCAAAGTTCAAAGACCCATCGGGCTTGACGATCATCTTCTTAAGCGCTTCACCCGCTTTGGCGGGGATGGACTGCAGCAAATCCGCCCAGCTTTTAGATGTCTCGGTTCCGTTTACGGATGTGACGTTGCCGTCTTTGTCTTTGACGATCGTGCTGCCATCAGAGTAGGTGTAGGTTTTGTTTCCGTCAGCGTCTACGGTAGACTGCGTACTGGCACGACCCACACTTCCGTAGTACTCCGCTGTGTCTCCGCTAGCCCACGCATCTGCAGCGTCGATCTGCGCTTGCTCATCTTCGGTAGGCTGGGTCTCAAAGTAGTTGGTGGGGTCTACATTGACCGTGGTATCCGTAGTCGTGTCGTACCAATCGCCGGTGTCGAGTTCGTCCCATGTGTCAGCCATATCAGCTCCTTAGTGTTCGTAGTAAATCGTCAAACGACGTGGAATCCGCCATCAAGTCGTTCAAGTATCCACCTGAGGCAATTTTAGGTGCTTTTGCTTTCTTACGGTAGTTGGAAAACCAAAGCGGATCAAAATCTGCTGCCACATCAAACCCAGTGCCTTCCGTTACCAACTTGTTTATATACGCGTCTGCAATCTCCGCTGGGGTTAACGCAGCGCTGGGCGTAGGAGTTGGCGTGGGCGTGGGCGTGGGCGTGGGCGTGGGCGTGGGTCTAGGGGCCGGTGTGGGCGTGGGTCTAGGGGCCGGTGTGGGTGTGGGCGTGGGCGTGGGTCTAGGGGTACCGCCACCACCGCCACCAGTAACCGTATCGTTAATAGAAAGGTCATCGCGCACAAAGCCATCATCGGTCCCGTACAGATCGTCGGTATAGTCCGGCACTTCTGGGTGGCCTATTATGGTTACTGGATTTAACGCAACCTCTTCCTCATCATCCGGTGTGGGCGTTATAGGCGGAGGAGGCGTGTATTCCTCAAACCCGGGCTCAGGCGCATCTTCTTCAAGCCCCGCATTCTGCAGATCGGTAATAACGTCCGGTGTGGGCTCGGGCGTTGGCTCAGGCGTGGGCGTTGGCTCAGGCGTTGGCTCAGGCGTGGGTGTTGGCTCGGGCGTGGGTGTAGGCTCGGGCGTGGGTGTTGGCTCGGGCGCAGGTGGAGGAGGCGCAGGTGTAGGCTCGGGTGTGGGCTCGGGTGTGGGTATAACGTCTTCTGGCGGGGGCCACCAGTCATCCTCACTATCAAACAAAGAAAACGCGGCCACCATAGGAAGTGCATCGGTGCCGTCTGCAGGTGTGACATTCTCAAACCCGGGCTCGGGTGTAACTTCTTCAAGCCCTGCATTCTGCAGATCAGTAATAACGTCCGGCTCGGGCGTGGGTGTTGGCTCAGGCGTGGGTGTTGGCTCAGGCGTGGGTGTAAGGCTTTTAACTGCGTTAAATGCGGCTTTGGTTGTATCTTGGCCTGTCAGTCCCGCTGTGAGAATTGCAGTACCAACTTTTTGCACTTCTGGGGGTAGCCCGGTGTCTCCGGCTATTTCGTTTCCCATAGTTTTTACTAAAGCGTTTGTTACTGCATTAGTAGGGTCTTTGCCTTGGGCAATCTCAAGCGAGGCATTGGTCAAACCCCCTGTAAGAGCGGTTTTTGCGCTGTCGCTAAGGCCGGGTATCTCATTTACACCAGATGCGATAGTGGGGCTAATATTCTGTCCGGCTAAGTTCAACGCAGAAATGGTGGCCGCGCTGGTCAACCCTTTCCCAAGGTCACCCCCATTGGCGAGGGTGTTAAGGGCCGTGTTGCCCAAAAACGCGGCCTCACCGGCGGTCAAAGAGACGCCTGCCGTTTCGGCGAGAGCGTTTCCAATACCAGCGGCGCCTCCTGCGCCAGCGGTAAGCGCCATCAGCACTATTTGCCCTGCGGGGCTCGACGCCATCTGGGAGAAGGATTCGATTGCGCCAGCAAGTCCGCCCTTCCCCCGATTTTCTATCCCAGTGATTTTACCGTTAAGGTCAACGTGTACGTACTGGCTTTGGCCATTGTCAAACCGGTACCCAATCGGGGCTTTATCTGTCTCTTCAACTACGGCTTCGCCTCCACGGGTGCTGCGGGTATGCGTGGGGTATACATAGTCCCACCCCGCAGGTTTTTTGTAACCGTTGGGGCTCTTGCCGCCTTCCTGTTGCCACCATGGGAGTGCGGCAGCGGCGGTGGACTGCTTCTGCGCTTGGGCTTGGGCTTCGGCGGTTTGATTTTCTAGGCTATAGATGCCACCAGAATTTACAAAAGCCGCAAGCCCATCATAAGGTTCATCAGCCGTTTCAAAGTGGTACTCACCGTTCTCGTCAAGATATGCAGCACCCATGTTAGTTCCTCAGTATTTTTAGCAATTCTTCAAACGACGTAGGCGTTGCCATTAAGTTGTCCAAGTATCCCCCCGTTGCAGCTTTACGAGCCTTTGCAAACCAAAGCGGGTCGAACTCCGCCGACACGTCAAACCCAGTACCTTCTTTTACCCGTTTGTCCACGTAAGGGGCACTTGTAGATGTTCCAGAACTAGCCGTAGACCGGGTTCCCGAAGGTGTAGGTGTAGGTGTAGGTGTAGGTGTGGGCGTAGGTGTGGGCGTAGGTGTGGGCGTAGGTGTGGGCGTAGGTGTGGGCGTAGGTGTGGGCGTGACGGGTGTAGGCGTGACGGGTGTGGGCGTGACGGGTGTGGGCGTGACGGGTGTGGGCGTTATTGGTATTGTGGGCGGCGGATAGGCCGACAGATCATCGTCTTCCGCAGGTGTGGGCGTTACGGGCGTCGGCGTAATGGGCGTGGGCGTAATGGGCGTGACATTCTCAAACCCGGGCTCAGGCTCATTTGAATCATCTACAGGTGTGGTGTCCGTAGGCGTGAGGGGTGTGGGCGTGACGGGTGTGACATTCTCAAACCCGGGCTCAGGCTCGTTTGAATCATCTGCAGGTGTGGTGTCCGTAGGCGTGAGGGGTGTGGGCGTTACGGGTGTGGGCGTGACGGGTGTGGGCGTGACAGGTGTGACATTCTCAAACCCGGGCTCAGGCTCGTTTGAATCATCTGCAGGTGTGGTGTCCGTAGGCGTAATGGGTGTGGGCGTAATGGGTGTGGGCGTAATGGGCGTGGGTGTAATGGGTGTGGGCGTGATGGGCGTCGGGGTTATAGAGGTATCATCCCGAGTAAAGTCGTCATTGGTCCCGTACAGATCGTTTTGGTAGCTTGGGGTTAGTCCCAAAGCATTATCTATGGAACTAGCAATAGAACCACGAGTTATTCCAGTGGACGTGTCACCGGTCACCTTATTGACTGAACTGCTTATACTATCACCAACGTCCTTTGTAACCCCGGTTACAGAACCAGCAAACGCTATTACCCCTTTAGATAATCCGGTATCTTTTGCCAATTCTTTATTAAGGGCGTTTATAGCAAAACTTTGTGTAACTGCGCCTAGGTCTCCTGCAATGGCCCCCTGTACCGCTGCTTTAGGGATTCCTAGCTGTTTAGCCACTGCGGAATAGGCCATATCTGTAGCAAACTGCCCGGGCGTTGTTTGCCCTGTTGCTAATTTAGCCAAAGACACCACGGTGGCTCCAACGGGATTCGCGGTTATTGCCGCTTCAGCTAGTGAACCCAGCGCATTGCTTACTAGCCCCATGCGAACATCTCGTTCTGCATCAGTTTCAGCAGTGGTAACCCCCGGAGTGCGGAGGCCCCAGTTGTATGCCGTACTCTTAGGTGCTACATACAGTAACCGTGCAAACGTATCAGCAAAACTGGTGGGGTCGTTAAAGTTGTACGTACTTGGCAAGCTTAGCGTGGCAGCAAACTCCCGCATTTGCTCCGGCGTCATCGCTTTATAAGCGTCCTTTACCGCTACCGACAGGGGGTCTTCGCCCGGTTTTTCCAAGGTAGGAGGCGGAGGGGCCTCTACTACTGGTGGCGGAGGGGTCTCCACTACTGGTGGAGGTGGCGGAGGCGGAGGGGTCTCCACTACCGGTGGAGGTGGCGTAACGGGTGTAGTGTCCGTAGGCGAAAGAGACGTGTCCTCTCCTTCAGTAAGCCCAGCGTTTTCTAAATCGCTAATGATGTCTGGCGTGGGAGTAATCGCCGGTGGCGGAGGGGTCTCCACTACTGGTGGCGAAAGAGACGTATCTTCTCCTTCAGTAAGCCCAGCGTTTTCTAAATCGCTAATGATGTCCGGCGTGGGAGTAACTGCCGGAGGCGGAGGTGGCGGAGGGGTCTCCACTACTGGTGGAGGTGGCGGAGGCGGAGGGGTCTCCACTACTGGTGGAGGTGGAGGTGGAGGTGGAGGTGGAGGGGGCTCCACTACCGGAGGCGGAGGCGGAGGTGGCGGAGGTGGAGGTGGCGGAGTGGTCTCCACTGCTGGTGGAGGTGGAGGTGGAGGTGGAGGTGGAGGTGGAGGTGGAGCTAACCCAAAATCACCAAGGGAAGAAGTAAAACCTACAAAATTAAACTTACTCCAATCTATGGAGCTCATTAAACTTTGAAAGTCAGCTAAGGCAGTAGATAGGTCAGGCGCAGCAGGAGCAGGCGCAGCAGGAGCAGGCGCATCAGGAGCAGGCGATGCGTTTACATTAACCGAAGTCCCCGCAGAGGAATCTAAGCCGTCAGTATCGCCAGTACCAACGGCTTTGTTTATTGACCCCCAACTATTGCTACTATTACCCCCACTGCCGCTACCAAGCCCGCCCATACCTTGGCTACCGCCGCCAGCACCTTCCCCCCCACCACCAAATCCATCGGGCATGTGTAAGCGGTACCCAAGTACCTTGCGTTTTTCGTTGAGGATGTTCATGTCAAACTTTTACTTTTAGCACATTGCCAGCGGTGGTGTCGTAGTAGATGTCCCCAACACGGAGATTGGCCGCATCGGCTTGGGTTGGTAGGCTAGGGGTTGTTGACCCCGGGTTAGGCGCAAAGCTTAACCCTGCAACAATACTAGTGCCATTGAACTGCGTAGAAGCGGCGATCGGCCCCGCGTTGTCCAGCTGGTTGAAGTATATCCGTAGGATGTTCATTAGCCGGTTCATTGCACCAGCATCGTACTCGTCTGGAGCATTGGGTAGCCGTGGAGCTACTACGTTCTTTTGGGTCATGCCTACCTCCGGCCATCAGTGCGAAGGTCAAGTCGAGGGCTGCCTAGCTGCCACTGGGTACCTAAGGTACTGGATGTAATCCGCATGGCCATTTGACGCCCCCGGATGCGAATGTAAATCTGCCCGTTGTACGTATCAAGGTCGATGGGGTAGGTCTGCGTAGCTGCGACCGTCTGCATAGCGTCCGACGTAATACCGCCTACGGATTTAGGGTTGTTATAGCCCGAACCCGAGTTGGTCAACGGCAGTAGCTGCATGGTCAGGCTAGGCGTGGTGCCGTCAGTAGAGCCCCGGAACGTCAAGTCAGGCAGCATGCGCCACGCAAACGCGAAGTTGTTTCCGTCGTCAATATCAAACTGCGCACTGGTTATTGTGGCAGTGATGGCCACAGGGTTAGCCGTAGACCCATCGTCCACTCCCGATTCATGATTCACAAGGTTGTTTATGTACGTTGCCGCAATGGGGTAGTTTCGCAAGCCTGTATCAAGCCATGCTGTACGCGCCATGGAGCCGTAATACCAAACCCCGTCACCATTATTTTCAACGTAGTTGTACACCACGTATCGGTCTATTGCTGAGGACGCAGCTGAACAATAAAAAAACCAAACCTCGTTGAAGCCTTCATTGGTGCTGGCAAAAAATTGATCGGACTGGGTAAGGTTGATGTCGTCATAGATGTACTGACGCAGGTCGCAACGTAGCGTGTCCACGGTACCCTTGTACTTGTAAAACTTATCAACCCCCATCCAGTAGGTAACCCCCGATGCAATGGCCATAGCGTTAGGCCCAATGATGGACACGTTGTCCGCTTGCAGCTGAGAACCCCAGACGATAGGGGCCCCAAGGTACTGCAGGGAGTACATAGACGAGTCGGTCCAGATCAAAATCTCTTGGCGGCTTTGCAGCGCGGAGACAATCTCGGACCCGTGTGACAGCCGGATACTACCTGACTGATTGGTAGCCGAGGGAGCCCATTCAGTGGCACTTTCCTGATCTGACCAGCGCACTAGCATGGGATCAAACGTAGTACTACCGTAGTCGTTCGTACCAAAGCAGATAACAAATCGGCTGGCATCTGATACGAGGAAGTAGTTTTGGCTTAGCGGTACGCTGCTAGCGCCACTTAACGACGTGAGGGCTATTCCCCGAGGCGATATGCTGTGTGTCCCAGACTGCGTACCGGAGGTGGTAATCAACGCCCCAGTGGGCGTAGCTGATAGGTTAAATGTTGTCAATGACACGTAGCGCGTGTAGTACGTGGTGCCCGCTGTAAGCCCTGTAGGCAGGTTACCGGTAGTTTGCAAGGTGATTGCGGTTAGGTCCGGTAGGTTAAGCGTTGTACTTACAAGCCCCGGGGCTGCGATGGATATGGTCACAGTTGGCGCGGTGTAGCCAATTAAGGCGTTCCAGTAGTACAGCGGGCCCCCACGGTAGCCGTACAACAGGTCTTGACCAAAGTTGTTCTGGTTCCATAGCCGGATGGATTCAGACGATGTCCCGCTGGTTCCCCACACACCTGAGCTCCACGCACCTGCACCCCATCCAACTTGCGGAACCACCGTGGCTGACCCCGGGGCAATCTGATATACGGCGCGTACGGTACCTCCGCCTGTAGCAGCGGTGGCAGCGGCGGATATTGTGATGTTGTACGTTGTAGTACTAACCAAAGTAAGTTGGTACTCGCCAGTAATGGTTTGGCCACCTACTGCAGAAGCCCCAGAGAACGTGACATACCCGTTGTTGCTAAAGCCGCCTGACGCATCGGTCACTAGTACGGTGGTTGTGCCATTTGTAGTAAACGGGTTAGTCAGCGTGTGCGCTACACTTATGGGGGTAATGTCGTTGTAATACCCGCCGTTTTCAATGTAGAACTTTAAGTTGGTGCCTACCCCCAGCAGATTTTGGTACCCAAGGGTTACCCAGTTCCACAGTGAGCGGCAGACCCCCAGAAAGGTGTTAGCCGATATGCGTTGCCAGCCCCCAATTTTTTCAGGCGTGCCTTGACGAAACCGAACTTTGTCGGACTCATACCAACCTTTCTCATTGGTGTAGCGCGTGTTCTCCCGGTTAACTCCGGGCTTGAGGACGATCTTTTGTAAGGGCATGGCTCATTTTCCCACGGATCAGGCAAATGCGCGAGTGCCTGCTTTGTCAATGATAAGCGCCTGACGGCGGGGTTTCAGCGCTGTAGTGTTGGGTACGCTGACGTGGGTCCAAGCGTCAAACTCACGGATGATCTGGTCAAACGGCAAGTTGGCAGCGATGACCGCGCGGACTACTGCATCAGGGGTCATGCCCGGGACCTTTAGGTCGGCGGCGCAGCCTAGCCGGTGTTGGCTGGTGTCCTTGGAGCCCACTGCATCATTGACTTGCTTGCTGCGGAACGCAGAGTTGACCATGATGGGCTTACCTCCGAGGGCAGACTTGACCTGCTCCAAAAACTCAGCCAGTCGCTGAAGATTCGCTCGCTCTGCGTCATTGGGCGTGTTGTCGAACTCACGGTGGTCTGTGTGGGTCAGCTCTTCAAGGGTGAAGTTGGGCGTCATTTCAGCCCCACTTTCATGGCTTCAGTCTTGTCTTTGCTGGACTTAGAGCTACCGTAAAAGAAGCTGATGATAGTAGCTACGGCTGTACCAAGCAGGAAACCTAGGATGATGTTGCCAAAATCTTTACCGCTTGCAGGTACTTGCCCAAAGGTAATGGCGAAGAAGTAGGCCATGGAGCCAATGCTCCAGAACCAAGCGAAGTTGTAGATGAAGTGCTTGGCGTACTTGTCGTCCTGATTCAGTGCAGTCTCCTGCATGTGCCGTGCGGAGTCACGGTCAGCATTCTCTAGCTCAAACTGACGCAGGTCTAGTTCAGCCAGTTTGGACGCCGCTTCCGGGTCACCTGCGATGGCTTTTGCCACGGCTTGTACGTCATCAGCCACACCAAACTTGTTGGCAATAGCGGTAACAGCAAGACCGCCAAGAGGCCCGCCAACAGCAGTTGCAACAGCAGGAGCAATGCCTTTAAGTAGTCCAAGTAGTTCATCCATATCATCTCCGCATAAAGTCAACGTATTCCATTGTGCCCCAAGCTACTAGCGTGATGACCCCAGCAATGGCGATCAGGAGCAGCACCAGTTCCACCACTTCACCAATTTCTTTTTTACGCTCGGCAGCGGCTTTTTCGGCTTCAATTTCATCGGCTTTTTGCTGTGCCACGATTCTGTTCCTTTCCCGCAGGAAGTCCATCCAGAGGTTTGTCTTGCCGCGCCGCATGAAGGATTTTTTAATCTCCTCCTCAATCTGCTGCATCTCTTCTGCAAGCTGGATAAATTGCATTGCCTGTGAGTTTACCGACTGAAACGCTTTTTTGGTAGGCTTGGCCTTCTCTTTCATGACCGCGTCTTTCGCATCAAAAAACTGATGGAAAAGCTCGGAGGCGTCCTTGCCAAGGGCAATCGCCTGTTTCACGCCCGCTATGGTCGCTCGGGCCGTAGCAATGAGCGTGATGGGGTCGATCATCGTAGTCTCGAATTCCAGAATTGGTGTACTTGCATGGCCTCGCTGGCGACTACTGTAGCCGCATTGTTGAGCAGTACTATGACATCTAACGCAGCATGGGGAGCCCCGAACACTTCACAAGCGCCCATGACCACCAGCACTGTGCCTTGGGGTACGTCAAGCATCTCGCCCTGAGCTAACGAACTAACCGCATGATCTACCCGCCCACCGCTGCGCGGAACTACACACAAATACTCACTGTTGTCCTGCGTGGCCGTTATCGTAAAAAACTTGGTTGGCCGCTCCACAGCAAAAGGCCACACTGCGCCTACAGCGCCTTGGTCAAGCACTGCAGGGAGTTCCTTAAACGTAGCCTCAAAGCTACCCTTGGTAATTAAGTGCCGACGTGCATACGTATCCGGGGTCATGGGGGCTGCGGACAGAGTACGGTCAATGCTGTCCCCGGCGGACTCATACCGGGTGATGTTAAGCGCCAGCCCAATCTCGGGGTAGGAGCTAGTGCGACCTGCGGTGACCATCAGACCACCTGAATGTTTGGAACGATGTCAACTACGTCGTCAGTCGTCGTTTGGGCTTCAGGCGTTGGGGTTTCTTCAACACGCGCCAAAATGTTTTCAAACCCACTTGCAGACTGGGCAATGGCCCTGCGGTTTACTAGCCATGTGGGGGCCCGAGCTAGGATTTCCGCTTCCAAAGCATCCCCGGTTACATAGGCGCCCGCAACAATAGGCACGTCGATAGCGTACGAAGCTAGGGCTACACCATCCTCTGAATACGCCACTTGGATTTGGCCGATTTCGGCATTAGCCGAGACAATTTTGTATTCCATTACGTTTGCGCTCCATAAACAGTGCCGGATACACCCGAGCCTGAGTTAACAAAAGACTTGCCTATCAAGGCCAAACCGGCTGTACCGCCAGCACCAGCAGCTGCGGTTGTTGTATATCCACCGCTGCTATATGTACTCCCAGCATTACCATTAGCTCCTAAAGAACCGCCATTGCCGCCGTAGAAGTAACTTGAGTTGCCTCCGGTACCGGGCGTACCTGTTGTTCCACCTGTTCCGGAGTTACTAGCATAACTTGCGCTTCCTATTGGTGGTGCTGCTCCACCATTTCCACCACCATACCCTTGGCCACCGCCACCACCATCACCGTTGTAATAGACCGTAGATTTACCGCCGTTGTAAGACCCTGCGCCACCACCGCCACCACCGCCACCACCGCCACCTATAGTGCCGTTGTTGGTAACCGTGGCTGTACGCTGAACGCGAATAGCCGTGCCACCTGCGCCGCCATCACTTCCATTAGTAGCGGGGTACGCACCGCCTTGGCCGCCGTCCCCACCAGCACCCAAAACAAAAGCCCCAGACTCTACAGTTACCTTAACCGTATCCCCTGCATTCCACGAGGTGTCGACAGTGAGCGCAGCACTTCCAGTGGTACTAGCCCCTATATAGTAACCAGAGGCCACAGTAAGCGTGACATCTGTTAGGCCCGCTACATACCCGGTTACTTTTGCGGTATTCAGTATGTAGTCAAATGTGTTGGCAGTAACCACAATCGACACCGCTAACCGGGTGCCGCTAGAGGCCAGCAACATCTGCTGCATCGCGCCCATATTAGGTCAACCCGCTTCCAGAGATCATCCACGTAGTCGCGGTCATCTTGAGCGCTGTGGCTAGTCCATATTGCGCCAGAGTACGCGTACCGGTGGTGCCAAGCCCCGCCAAGTACATGGTGTCTGAAGTAATGGCAATGGTTGATGCTGCGCCCATGTTCACAAAAGTCACTGCAGTTCCGATGGGAAACGCGACCGACGCGTTGGCGGGGATGGTGAATACCCCAGCAGTATTGAAGTAAATTTGTTTACCGGCATCACCTAGCACTAAGGTGTATCCTGCGTTTTGCGCGTTTTGCACAACTTCAAGGTAGCCGGTGGCGTTACCATTGACCGAAGAGTTAGCAGCTACGAAATCAGTGCCGTTAAATGCCACGATAGCCGAACGCCCTGCAGGTACCGTAATCCCAGTGGTGGGGCCTGCAGCAACCAACTTTACAGCAAAGCCCCCAGTAGTGGCGTTGATGACTACGTAAGTTTTGGACTGGTAAGGGGCTGTAATTGTGGTTAAACCCGTACGTGCGCCAGTGCACAAGATGACTGCTTCACGTGCTTGGTTTGTAGCTAAGGGTGTCGTAGACAATAAGACATCAGCATCTGCGCTTAGCGTGGTAGTCCCAGCGATGGCGGAGTCCAGCAGTGCGGTAATGGACGTATTGACCACGTCTCCCCAAGTACCGGACAACTCTCCGTTTACGGGTAGCGCGAGGCCGAGTAGTGATGTTGCTGCTGTAGTCATTGTGTACCTTTAGCTTGTGATGACCGGAGTCCATGTCTGTGTCTGAGTCGTATTGACGTCTCGCCAACCAATGTAGACAGTGCCCACGCTTCCGGTAGCCCGCACCCCAGTTAGTGCCGAGGGAGTTATGCCCAAGTTTACCGTACCTACGCTACCTGTAGCGGAAACTCCTGATAGCGCCGTGGCGAAGTTCCAGCCCGAGTTGTTGCCTGCGTTGACGGGGTTAACCGCATTAGACGCTTGCCACACGGCACCACCCGTAGCATTGGAGTCTTGGATGGTGATGAACGTAGCCGTGTTGGTTCCGCTAGGAGCCGAAATCGTAGCCTGTGAGCCAGAGGTTGTAGCCTGCAGGTAAGTCTGGGTTAGGCCCGGAGTCACGAAGGAACCTACGACATTGGTTGTGCCGGACTTGAGCTGCAGGGTTCCATTGGTCAGCGTCAGCGCTCTGGTAGTCACTAAAGTTAAGGCATCCTGAAACGCCCACTTCCCACCAATACCATCAAAGACCAAAGGAAGGTCAAGCGTTTTGCCATTGGTGGTGATTGTCTTAGTGCCGGAAGTCGACGCAAAGGTCCACACGTTAGTGTTAGTCGTGCTGGGGATTGTCATCCCTGTAGACAGCACCAAGTCCCCAAAAATTAACGGGGAGGTATTGGTCTGCAGTGTCCCGCCAAACCCGGTAAAGTCAATTGTTCCATAGCAGCGAGCAGCCGTTCCGATGGCAATGATGTCCGATCCCGCTTTTACATAAATGCTCATTGCATTGGCTTCTGAACCGCCAGTTGTAGGTTGTGGCCCAGCAATAGTACGAGTACCCGCTGTAGGGGTTGTTGAAGGGTCCCCCGTGACTTCAATACGTGAAGTTCCGGTGTAAGTAAGCCCAGTGCAGGTACTAAGAGTAATCACCGTCGCAGTGCCGTTAGCTGTAGCGTAGTTGGCCACAATTTTGCCAGAGGAGCCAAAGGCAATTGAGCGGGTATTAGAGGTGCTAGAACTAAACAGCCCAGCGGTTGCTGAATAATTGTTAAGGTCAAGCGCCCCTGTGGTTAGGGTCATGGTGTTTGTAGCACCTGTGGCGAAGTTACCCACTAGCTGCCATGACCCACCAACCCCGCTAAACACGATGCTCGATCCCCCAAAGGCTTTCCCGTTGGATGTTATGACTCGCGTGGTTGCATTGGTGGACGCAAAAGTTACGCTACCGGTGTTTGTAGTCGGCGTGACCATGTTCGCACCAAACGTCCAATTGCCGTAAACGACGATGGCGTTGGTCATCTGAACTGTACCCGTAAAGCCGCTGGTGAATTCGACGTTGCCGTAGGCGCTGGAGGTAGTTGCAAGGCTGATTGTGTCTACACCGGCAGTGACCCGCACGCTGACCGCTAAGGTTTCAAGGTTTGTACCGACTGCGGGGGGAGTGATGGTACGGAGTTGCCCAGCGGTACCTGCGGTGCCCGTTGCCTCCACTTGCGGAGTTCCAGATAACGTCAAGTTAGTTGACGTACCCATGTTGAACACTGTGCCGTTAGCCCCCGTGACAATGATCTTGTTGGAGCCAAAGTTAAGAGTGCGCGTGTTGGTGTTGCTGGAGCTAAACTGCCCTGTACTCAGGTTGAACCCATTGAGTACAAGCGTGCCGTTGGTCAGCGTGGTGGTTCGAGTTGAGTCACTCCCAATCGGGCCAACGGTCAGTGCGTCCTGCAACGTAAACGTACCACCTACACCGTCAAATGCAATGGGGAAGTCCAAACCTTGACCTGCTGATGTAATGGTCTGGCTACCAACCCCAATAAACGTGGTGCCCGAGGTACCCGCAGTAACCGCCGTCATCGTCCCGTTCATGGTGAGATTGCCGTAGATATTGCGCGTGGCGTTACCAAGGGTGCCAGTAAACCCGCTGAGGTTCAGGTTGTTTACGGTGCTGGTACCCGAGGTATTGAACGTGTCACTACCGTTGGTGACATTGATATTTGGAGCTACAGGCAAGTTGCTACCTGCCCCAATGGATATTAAACGCGTTCCTGTAGTAACCGCAGGGCTGGTGGTTAAGTTGAACGTAGGCCGTGTGTCCACGGTCAAGCTTGTTGTGGTGCCAAAGTTGATTACGGTAGTATTAGTACCGGTAATCGTGATGGTCCCTGACCCAGAGTTAAGAACGCGGGTTGCTGAGCCTGTGCCTGAAAAAATACCTGTGCTCAACACAAAGTTGTTCAGGTTCAGCGTGCCCGTAGTCAAGGTAAACGTCGCGCCTGTACCTGTAGTTAAATTATCCGCCAAACGAAATGTGCCACCGGGTGAGTTGACGGTAAAGCCTTGGGTGAAGGGGATGCTAGCGCTGGTAATGGTTTGCGTCAGTCCTTGGCCAACAAACTCCCATGCGTTAGTAGGAGCCGTGAACGACATTCCTGCACACGAAGTCCAGTTTCCGTAAAACTGCGGACTGATCGTACCGGAAGTCATTACCAGCGTGTTACTGCCTGAAGGCCGAGTGCAGATGACCGTTGGAACTTGCCACGCTACGGTGATGTTGATGGTGCTGCCAGAGGTGATGGTAGTCAGGTCGATATTTACCGTGTCCTGTGCTAGGGGAAAGTTAGCAGCGGCAACAGCGCCCCCAGCGGACAACGCCCAAGCCGTATTACTCCAGTTTCCGCCAGCAGCAAGATTCCAATACTTATTGACGCCCGTGGTGAACGTGATGCCCGTGTTGTTCAGCAAGTTACCGATACGGGTACCTGTCCAAGAGGCCGCGCCAGCACCTGCAATGTCACGGAAATCCACATCAGCCATGCCCGACAAAGCCGCAGCGGTGATAGTGCGCCGGGTACCAATCACATCACTTTGCACAACAGTGCGCTGCGTTGCAACTGGAGTTCCCAGCGTTTGTAGGGTCAGGGTACCGGTAATGGTTTGATTTGCCCCTACACTGATAATGCGCTGCCCTACTGTGCTACGACTTGTTTGGGTAACTGCAGCGAACGTATTTGCGCCAGTAATGGTGGTTGTACCCAACGCAGCGTTGTTAAAGTTAACCGTGCCATAAGACAGCCCACCACCGCTAAAAGTGGGAGATGCTGCTGTGCAAGTAATTGTGGATGAGGCACCGCTAAAGGTAAGCCCAGTAGTGGTGGCAGTATTCCAGTTATTGGACAGACTGATTGCAGATGCGCCCAGTGTAAGCGTTCGCGTATTTGAATTGTTTGAGTTAATTATTGTGCAGGTTACAGGTTGCCCATTGGTGTTCAGGCTTCCATTGGTAAGCGTAATGGACGATGTAGATAGCCATGTTGTTGACAATGTCCAGCCACCACCTACTCCATTGAATACAACATTGGTTGCGCCTAGCGTTACGCCGTTAGTAGACACGGTTTTACCGGTAGTTGTAGCGGCAAAGGTAATATTTGCCCCAGAGGTTGGACTAAACGCAACCCCCGAACTCGCATTCAACCAAGACCCGTAGCAGGTGATAACTGCTGTAGCCCCCATCGTGATCGTCACGGTGCCCACCAACGGGCCCGCTATGTTGATGTCCGCAGCTACCGCATTAGTCCCTACCGTTACAGCATATGCTGTGCTACCAAGGTAATTGTCGAAGACGACGTTATCCGCAGACGTAGGTACGCCAGCACCGCCAGCGCCACCAGAGCTAGCTGCCCAATGTGTAGTATCCGTGGCGTCCCAAGTTCCGTTCCCGCCAACCCAGTAGTAGGTTGCCATGTTTATGCAATCTGCAGTAGGGCCGTACCGACCGCGTTAGTAGGCATAGTCAGGGTGAACGTGCCCGCTGTGACCGTCTGGGCTCCGAAAGTGTGCACGCTGACCGCCTTGCCACCTTGGGTATTGTTGTAAATCAACACGGTATCGAATGAAGTAGACAGCGTTACGTTGGGCCAGCTGAAGCTAGCACTAGGCGTAGTGATTGCCGTGGTACCGGATGCCGCTGGAGTAGCCCAGCCGCTGATGGGGATTGCAGCGTAGTTGGTACCCGAAACTTCTCCGGTTGCAGTTCCGTAGCTTGTGGTGGTTGCGCCT